TTACAGGTGCAACCCATAAGATGAAAGATGGTTCTTTACATTCTGGTAAGACTCATACAAAATCAAGTAAGACATTGTTTCACTTAAAGGAATTGCCAAAGGCAGTCCGCAATAAACTAATGAAGATGAGGAAGAAAGCATGAAGGGTATGAAGAAAAAGAAAGTCAAAACACCTAAACCAAAAAAAATTAAATACTAGTTATGGCACAGAGTCCAGCATGGCAAAGGAAAGAAGGCAAGAATCCTAAAGGTGGATTAAATGCTAAAGGTAGAGCCAGTTACAATCAAGGTGGTGGCAATCTAAAACCCCCTGCGCCTAAGCCAAAAACCAAACGAGATGCAGCAAGGCGTAAATCTTTTTGTGCTAGAATGAAAGGCATGAAGAAAAAATTAACATCAGCTAAGACTGCCAATGATCCGCAGTCAAGAATTAACAAATCACTCAGGGCTTGGAATTGTTAATTGATAGTGCTATTGTGTTTGATATATATATTATTCGGAGGGGATAATGGCATCAGAATTTGAGATACGACAAAAACAAAAGGGCGGAGAAGCAAAACGTCAAAAAGATTTGGCTAAGAAAAAGGCTTCTCAACAAGCTAGTATTAAAGCAAAACTAAAAGCTAGATTAAAAGATGCAGAGGCAAGACTTAAAGCATTAACCAATCCAGTTTCTGCTAAAGATAGAAAAGATGCTAAGAGTAATCTAGGTGAAATAAGAAGATTAAAAGCATCCATTGCTGAGTTTAAGAAAAGACTTGGTATAAAATCTTCGGAAAATAAAAGAGACGATGCAGATCCTAGAATAGGAACAGGATTTGGTCGTGATGATGCTGGACCTGAAGGGCAAGAAGAACGAAGAAAAGAAAAAGAATCAAAAGAAAAAAACAAAAATAAAGATAATAAAAGAGCAGCACCACCACCAAAATCTAAAAACAAAGGGCCAAGTAAGTCCGATATTATGGGCGGTAAAGATGGACCAGCAGGACCATTAGGTGGAGAACTTGATAAACAAAAAAAGAAAAAGAAAAAGTCTATGATGAAAGGTACTAATACAAACCTATCAAAAAATAACTACGGACTTAACAGAAGAACAGGTAACTACTTAGGACAAAGATAATGCCAAAAGTAAAACCATTGGGTAAGTCAAAAAAAGTTTTAAGCAAGATAGAAAAAGCTGAGTTACGTGCCGCTAACATGATTGCTAACGACAAAAAAATGCGTGATGCAGATAAACAAAGAGCTTACAAACAATACATAGAGTACAAACTTATCAAAGGTCATAGCCAGGAAGATGCTGAGAAGATGGCCAAAGAGATTGTCTATAATCAACAAGTGGTGTAACGCATGGCTACGTTGTATAACAATGCAGGTAACATAGAAGTTATCTACGGCGAAGGTAATAGCTGGGCTGGTCAAACAGGTACATACGCAGACGACCGCAAAACAAAATTATTGTATATAGATGATAATGGCAAAGAAGTTTATGCCAAACCATTTGCTGTCTTTGATCATAAAGGATCAGGATTAAGAGCAATGATGCGAGTATTACGTGGCTATCTTAATGTTAAAGATTTAAAAGATGCCAATGGTAATGTTAGTTTATTAGGCATGGTTCAACGGTATGCACCTGCAATTGAAAATCCAACTAGTGATTACTATCAAAGTGTACTAGGCTATATGAAAGAACAAAATCCTAACTTTAAAGAATCAGCAGTAACTGATAATGACATTATGAACTTAACCAAAGCTAAAATTTTATTTGAAAATGGAGATGAATCATTTACAAATGAGCAAGGCAAAACAGTAAAGTTTAAAGATTATTATCTTAAAGGAAATAGCCAAGAAGATAATGATTTTATATGGAAAGCAGCAGAATTTGCTAGTAGAAAAAACTTACCACAAAGTACCACCTGGAATGATATGTCTGCTGCATATAAACAATCTATTAAATCAGATAAAGCAGAAGCGGAAGAATATAAAGAATTATATGGTACAGGTAATTTAGCTACCGAAATGGATTTAAGTCAAACAATGGGAGGCGATGGATGAATGATGGCTGGACTAATATAAAAAAAGAAGTAGTTAATCCTAATGTGTATAGTAAAGAACAATGGAATAAAGTACGTGTAGTAGTTAAAACTCAACACATGAAACATTATCCAAAAGACTTTGTAACTGATATGGAAGCAGATAGAATACTTGCAGCTATGTCGCCACAAGCAGTAGAGAAACTCTATGAGTTAGCGGTCAAGTATGGCATCTCTCAACTATAAAGCACCAGGCCCTATTGTTAAAGAGTTTATGAAAGACGATTCTTTCTTTCGTGGTTTGCGTGGACCTGTAGGTAGCGGTAAATCAGTCTCCTGTTGTATTGAAGTATTGCGCAGAGCATTAGCACAAGAACCAAATGCAGATGGTATAAGGAAAAGCAGATGGGCAGTCATAAGAAATACTAATCCACAATTAAAGACTACTACTATTAAAACTTGGCTGGACTGGTTTCCAGAAGAAGAATGGGGTAAGTTCTTATATAGCGTACCTTTTACGCACATGATTAAGAAAGGTGATATTGAGTTAGAAGTTATCTTTCTAGCATTAGATAGACCAGATGATGTTAAAAAACTATTATCACTTGAACTTACAGGAGTATGGATTAATGAAGCAAGAGAAATACCCAAGTCTATTGTTGATGCTTGTACCATGCGTGTTGGCCGTTATCCTAGTATGCGTGATGGTGGTCCAAGCTGGTATGGGGTTATCGCTGATACTAACGCACCTGATACGGAGCATTGGTGGCCAATACTTGCTGGTGAAACAGTATTGCCTGACTACCTTACTAAGCAAGAAGCCAAGATGTTAGTCAAACCTGATAATTGGTCATTTTTTAATCAACCACCTGCAATGCACGAAATAATAGATAAAGACAAAATAGTAGACCGTTATGAACATAATGACGAAGCAGAGAATATAAACAACCTTACCAAAAACTATTACCCTAATATTATTAGAGGTAAGACTAAGTCTTGGATAGACGTGTATGTCCTTAATAAACTTGGGCTTATTGAAGATGGTAAGCCTGTTTATGATTCCTTTAGACATGATGTGCATGTAGCCAGGAGTGATTGTTTGGTTGCAGATAAGTTACCAATCTACATGGGAATAGATTTTGGATTGACTCCAGCTTGTGTGTTTGCTCAACGCATACGTGGCAGATGGGTATTGTTAGATGAGCTGGTAGCGGAGGATATGGGTATTGTAAGGTATAGTGATTTGTTAAAACAACATATGTCATTGTATGCTCCACGTACATTTCACATTTTTGGTGATCCAGCAGGAGACCACAGAGTGCAAACAGATGAAGCAACTCCCTTTCAAATACTAAGATCCAAAGGAATAAATGCTAGACCAGCACCTTCAAATGATGTATTAATACGATTAGAAGCAGTTAATGCTACATTAACTAGAATGACGGATGGAGAATCAGGCTTGTTAATTGATCCAAAATGTATTAACTTAATAAAAGGATTTAGTGGTGGTTATCATTACAAGCGTATTCAAACAAGTGGTGAACGCTATGATGAGAAACCAAATAAGAATAGGTTTTCGCATATACACGATGCACTACAGTATTTATTGTTAGGTGCAGGAGAAGGGAGAAGTTTAGTGCTTGGAGGAAAGACAAGTAAACCTTTTGTAGCAAAACGAGCTTTTGATGTTTATACTGTGAAGCCAAAGCGTAATATCCATGATAGGAGAAATAGATAATGTGTGCAGGACCATTCAAACCTCGTATGCCGAAAGGCCCATCAGAAGAAGAATTACGAGCTAGAGAATCTTCAAGAAAAGCACAACGAGATGCTTTGAAAGAAGAAAGACGTCAAGCTGAGCAATTAAAGCAAGATCAGTTAGAAGCAACAACTGCTGCATTAGCAGGAAGGCGTGGCAGAAGAAGTCTACTATCAGGTCGTAAAGGCGGTGGTGGCTTTGAATTAAAAGATGAATACAAAACAAAAACTAACTTAGGTGCTTAATGATTGAGAATCAACCATCATCAAACGTAGCAAGTATAGAAAGTCCTACTAAAAAAATATTAGCTAGATATAAACATGCGCAATCTATTAAAGACCAATGGGTATCTGTCTTTGAGGAATGTTATGAATATGCTTTACCACAAAGAGAATCTTTTTTTAGTGAGTCAATAGGCAGAAGAAGAACTGATCATATCTTTGATGAGACAGCAGTTGTAGGAGTCCAGGAGTTTGCTAGTAGATTACAAGCAGGTATAGTTCCTAACTATGCTAGGTGGGCTGAGTTTATTGCAGGATCAGAAGTACCACCAGAAGAAGAAAAAGAAATTAACTTAGCGTTAGATGAAGTTACTAACTATGTATTTCAAGTTATTCAAAACTCAAACTTCTCACAAGAAGTACACGAAACATTTTTAGATATAGCTTTAGGTACAGGAGTTTTATTAGTTGAAGAAGGCGATGCAGTTCAACCAATAAAATTTAAAGCTATTCCATTACCACAAGTATGTTTGAATAGTGGTCATGACGATAGAGTAGATGCAGTATATCGCAAAAGAACAATACGCTTAAAAGAGCTTGAGTTTGCATATCCTGATGTATCTTTGTCAGACAAAATGCAAATGGATATGGAAGCTAATCCTGATAAGAAGATTAAAATTATTGAAAGTGTTTATAGAAACTATGAAAGCAAAAAACAAGAATCAAATATATTTTGTGCTATAGCAGAAGAATATGAGCATAAGATATATGATGAAGAATACAAAGGACTAGGTAGTAATCCATATATTGTATATAGATGGTCTAAATGTGCTGGTGAAGTATACGGCAGAGGGCCATTACAGTTTGCGTTGCCTGCAATAAAAACGTCTAACTTAGTTGTAGAACTAATATTAGAAAACGCACAAATGAGTATTTCGGGTATGTATCAAGTGGAAGATGATGGAGTCATTAATGTTGACAACATTGCACTTATTCCAGGTACAGTTATTCCGAAAGCAGCAGGTAGCGCAGGTTTACAACCAATAGCACAAGCAGGTAACTTTAATGTATCTGACTTAGTATTGCGTGATATGAGAACTAACATTAAGAAAGCCTTGTATAATGATATGTTAGGTAATCCAAATGAGAAAACACCAATGTCTGCAACAGAAGTAGCTGAACGTCAAGCTGATTTGTCCAGACAAATAGGTGCTGCATTTGGTAGATTACAAGCAGAACTAGTTAATCCTGTATTGCAAAGAGTAATATATATACTTAAAAAACAAGGGCGTATAGATGTACCTACAGTTAATGGTAGAGAAGTACAAATTAAATCATCAAGTCCATTAGCACAAGCACAACATCAACAAGATGTTGCAACCATAGATAGATTCTTAGGTTTGATGCAGGCAAGAGTAGGGCCAGAACTTTTAAATGTTATGATTAAACAAGAAGAAGTTGCTAAATTTGTAGCCAAAAAATTAGGTATACCAGAAGAATTAATTAGATCACAACAAGAAATGGAAGCTGTAATGCAACAAATGCAACAGATGCAACAACAACAAGCAGCGCCTCCACCACCAGAGCAACAATAAGTCCTTGACTTTCGGTAACAATTTTATACTATCGTAGTGGGAAGTGAAGCACATTTAACCCCCACAACAGTTAATGATGAAAGTACCTTCGCTTCCTCAATGTTTCACGTGAAACATTTGTAACAACATGAGGTGTAGCATGGCAGAAAAGAAAGTTAAAACGTTAATAGGGCTTGATGGTATGGAAAGAACGCCAGATCAGGAAGAAGCACTCAATGCAGTATCAAGAGCATTATTCACATCAGATGCAGGTAAAACATTTTTAAATTATCTAAGGTCTATTACGATTGAAACTGTAGCAGGTCCAGAAGTATCTGATCATCAGTTAAGACATATAGAAGGACAACGTTATATTGTTGGATTAATACAACGCAGAAGCAACAAAGGACAATCACAAAAAATAGTGGAGGATAGCAACAATGGCTGAAGAAATTACAGAGCAAGAAATAATAGACGAAGTACCACAAGAAGAAGTACCACAAGCAGAACGACCAGAGCATATACCTGAAAAGTTTTGGAAAGATGGCAAGGTTGATGCTGATGAAATGGCAAAGTCATATACTCAGTTAGAGTCATATAGCACAGGTAAAGAAGAATCTATTAAAGAAAAATTAATAGAAGAACTTGCTAATGAACATGCAGAAAATATACCAGAAACTTATGAGTTACCTGCTTTACCAGATGGTATTACAGAAGAAGATGTTCAAGCTAACCCTATGTTTTCTTGGTGGAACGACACATGCAAAGAAAATGGTTTAACTCAAGAAGAATATGATGATGGTATTAATGCGTATGTTGAAATGTTGCAAGGGCAAAGACCTGATATAGAAGGTGAAATGGAAAAACTAGGTGAAAATGCAAATGCTAGAGTAGATGCAGTAGATGCTTGGGCGCAAAAAAACTTTCCGCCAGATCAATATGATGTAATTCAAATGTCTTTAGGTACAAGTGCGGCAGGAATAGAAGCATTAGAAAGTATTATGGAGATGAATAGATCATCAGGCGTTAGATCAAATGAATATGAACAGCCAGAAAAACAGCTTACTATGGCTGATGCAAGGGCTATGATGACAGACAAAAGGTATTATGATCCACGCTTTAGAGATGAAGCATATGTTAAAAAGGTAGATGCTGCATTTAGAATGTTAACAAAATAATGTTCTATCTTGAAAAAACAATCCCAGATGATTGTTTTAGATTAGCACCAAACCTTAAACAACTAGATAAATATGAAGTAGCTGTTATGGGATTAGATCCTTTAACAGCTTTACTTCTACCGTTTACCTACAATAGACCAAATACACATACCTTTACTATTTTTGAAAAAGATACAGATGAAATTATTGCTATATGGGGAGCTTGTCCTGTAAGCAAAACTAATATTAAAACAGGTGCAATATGGTTTTTATCATCTGATTTATTAGAAAAACATAAGAAAGAATTTTTAAAAGCAAACATAAGATGGCTTGTTTACTTAGAATCTCATTACAAATATGTCTATAATTTTATAACAGCAGAGCATAAACGCAGTATTAAATGGCTTAAATGGCAAAAATTTACCTTTAATTCAGAACCAACACTTGTAAAAGGTGTTGAAATGTATTACTTTTATAAGCATCTACCAAAAGTAGATGTAGACATACAGCCCATTATTTCGGAGATAGGCCCTAAATGGACAACCGAATTGAAGGATAAAGGACAACTGTGAAATATTAATTTAATTTAACAGGAGATAAAAGATGAGTACATCAATATCAACTGCCTTTATTAAACAGTTTGAAGCAGAAGTTCATATGGCATATCAACGTATGGGTTCGAAATTAGCGAATACTGTAAGGCAGACTAAAAATGTAAAAGGTAGCCAAGCACGTTTCCAGAAAGTAGGGAAAGGTACAGCCGTTACTAAGAATCGTCATGCCGAAGTTCCAACAATGGATATTGCTCACAGCACAGTTGACGTAACACTAGCTGATTACTACGCAAGTGATTATGTTGATACACTCGATGAGTTAAAAACAAACATAGACGAAAGACAAGTTCTAGCTCAATCTGCTGCGGCAGCTTTAGGTAGACAAACAGACCAACTAATCATTGACGTATTAGATGCAGGTTCAAACTCTGCAAATATTGCTCATGGTTCTGCGGCATTGACACTTGCAAAAGCGTTGACAACATATGAGACATTTGGTGAAGCTGATGTCCCTGATGATGGTCAAAGATATTTTGTAGTATCACCTGCTGGTTGGGCTGACTTGTTACAATTAGACCAATTCTCAAGAGCGGAATATGTAGGCGAAAGCGAACTACCTTATTCAGGTGGTATGACTGCTAAGAGATGGTTAGGGTTCTTATTCTTCACACATTCAGGATTGACACTTGCTAGTACAACTAGAGATTGTCATGCTTACCATAAATCTGCTATCGGCCTTGCTACAGGTGCTGATGTTAAGACTGAGGTAAACTATGTTCCTGAGAAGGTAAGTCATTTAACAACATCAATGATGAGTATGCAGGCCGTTGCAATAGATCCAGAAGGCTTCATGCAAATCCAGATTACTGAATAAGGGAGGTTAATCATGGCTTTAACAGCAGCAAATTTAAAATTAGTCGCAGGTGGCGGAACTGGTAATGTTTGGCATTACACTACAGCAGATGCTCCTGGTACAGTTGCAGGTAGTGGTTACTTCAATGACGTAACTGCAAACTTGAAACAGTACGATATGATATTGGTAGCAGGAACTACTGGTGGTACAGTAACTTTTGATTTATTAGGAGTTACATCAGCATCAGGTGCGGCAACTGTTACAACAACTAACGGTACGTAAGTACTATTGATCTTGAGGGAAGGCACGACTACACCCTTCCCTCATTATCTTTTTATAGAGAGGTATTATGTTATCAGAAACTAGATTTGATATATGCAACAAAGCCCTTGTGCTAGTGGGTGCTAACATAATAACTAGCTTTGAAGAAGCTACAACAGAATCAACTGTAGCTGGACAATTATACGAATCAACATTAGAAGCAATGATTACCAGAATACGCTGGAGATTTGCAACTAAACAAGTACAGCTAACTAAGTTAGCAGAGAATCCATTAGGTAGATTTCAAGCATCTTATCAATTACCAGCAGATGCATTGTTAATACATACAGTAACTGTTAATGACAATGTGATTGCTTATGATAGATATGGTGATAAGATTTTTGCTGACACAGGTTCAGGTGATACATTGATTTGTGATTATACATTCCAAGCTAGTGAAGCAGAGTTTCCTCCGTACTTTAAACAATGTATGGTATTTGAACTTGCTAGTTTATTTGCAGGTGCGATTGCAAGAAATGATAGTTTGTCTGAGTTATATAGAAATAGAGCATTAGGACAAATAGCTATAGCTAAATCTACTGATGGTCAAGCTCAAACAACTAAACGTATGGATGTTAACAGAATACGTAATAGAAGAAATCGTACTCATTTTAATAATGTTAACGCAACTGTATCGAGCTAATGGATGCCTACACAGAGAATACATCAAGCCAGTTTTGTAAGAGGCGAACTAGATCCTAAGATTGTATCTAGGGTTGATGTTGTAGCATACGAGCAAGGATTAAAAAAAGCTCGTAATGTATTAACTCTTAATCAAGGTGGCATAGAAAGACGACCAGGCACAGTCTATCGTGCTACTGCTCCAGGCAATGGTAGAATAGAACCATTTATTTTTAGTGATGATCAAGAATATATAATACTTTTTACTAATACAGTTATAACTATTTATAGTAGCAATGGAACTTTATTGCAAACTATTACATCTACAGGTATTGCTACAGCAGAGTTAATGGAACTAACAGTAACTCAGCAAGGCGATACAATGATTATTGCTCATAAAAATTTTGTACCTAGAATATTACAAAGAACTGGTGCAACTACATTTACTTTAACAGCATTTCAATTTGATGTAAGTGTTAATGGTGAGAAAACTTATCAACCTTATTTTAAATTTGCTAATGATTCTATAACACTAGATATAAATCAAACAGCTAAAGGAACAACAGGCGTAACTTTAACAACATCTGCTGATTATTGGACAAGCTCTTATGTTAATACTAGAGTACGTTATCATGGTGCAGAAATATTTATTACAGGTTATACCTCTGCAACTGTAGTAACAGGTACATTGCTTGATGATGTATCTATAGAACTTGATGACACACCATTAAGAACTACACAAGGTAGTGGTGTAATAGAAGTAACCATGCCTCAACATGGTTTTTCAACAGGTGCAAGTATTACTATATCAGGCGCACAAGACATATTTGATGTAGATGGCAATGGACTAGCAACAGCTAATATCAATGGTACATTTAGTATTACTGTTATAGATGATGATAGATTTAGTTATACGGCAGGTAGTAGTGATACAGCAACAGAGTCTGTAGATGGTGGTGGTGCTAATGTAAAAATAGTAGGACATCCACCTACAAGAAAATGGGATGAACAACTGTATAGTGAAGTTAATGGATTTCCTAGAGCAGTATGTTTTCACGAACAAAGATTATATTTTGGTGGAAGTGCAACAGCACCTGACTATTTAACTTCTAGCAAAGTAGGATCATTTTTTAACTTTGATGTTGGTAAAGCATTAGATGATGAAAGTCTGCAAATGCAAATAGCATCAGATCAAATTAATGAGATTAGACATTTAGTATCAGGGCGTGTATTAGAAATATTTACCAGTGGTGCTGAGTTTTTTCTTAGACCACAAACAGGTAAGAATATAACACCAACTGATTCTATGATTATTAGACAAACATCTTTTGGTGTACAACAAGCTGGTATGCCAAGACCATTTGATGGTGGTACTTTATATATACAAAAGAATGGTAAGAACATAAGGGATTATGTTTTTGCCTCAACCACAGAATTATTTGATAGTAACAATACTAGCCTGGAGTCATCACATTTAATTAAAAGCCCAACAGATACAGCAACAGCTACATCTCTACCAGATAGAACTGAACAACTATACTTTTTAGTAAACAATGACGGCACTATGTGTATATACAATAGTCAAAAAGAACAAAAAATATTTGGTTGGACACAATGGAATACAGATGGTAACTACAAGTCTATTGCTTGTTTGTCATCAACTATTTTTTCTTTAGTAGAGAGAACTATTAATAGTAGTACTGCATATTATCTTGAGCAGTTTGCTACTACACAATTTGATATACCAACTGATATGTCGTTTACTAAAACTATGTCAGCTAGTTATCAACCACATGGTACAGTAAAAAACAAAGGCGCAATATCAAGTGGTGTAAGTCAATTTATAATTGATGGAGCAACAGCTAGTCCTAATCAAGGAGATACTTTTCAGTTTGCTGGTACTGGTACAACACATACTGTTACAAGTGTTACAGCAACTGGCACAACTAATGAATATATAATATCAGTTAGCCCAGCTACAGCATCAGTAAGTGATAATACTGACTTAGTATTTTTGACCAGTCGTGTTTTTACTGGTATTACCCAGATAGGTAAAACAGTACATGCAACATCAGGCTCTACAGAAGATGGAGATTTTTTCTATTATGGTAGTGGCGTAGTAACATCAGCAGGTACAGTTACTTTTCCATCACCAGCAGCAGCTTGTGATATAGGTATGGACTATGACATCACCGTAGAAACTTTGCCACAAGATGTTAGATTAGGTGATGGTGTATTAACAGGTAAACCAAGAAAGATAGGTAAAGCTGTATTAGAATTATCAACCACATATAATGTTACGATTAATTCTAATCAAGTTTTAATTGGCAGTAATCCTAATGATGATACAACTGGATTACAATCCTTGACAGGCAAAAGAGAAGTACATACGCTTGGATATGAAGTAGATCCTACATTGACAGTATCGCAAACAGCACCACTACCAATGAGGGTATTAGGCATAACATCGGAGGTTTATTACTAATGTGTACGATTGAAGCAGCAGTAGCAGGAGCTAGTATTATGATGGCTCGAGCAGAAAGCAAAAGTCAAATAGCTTTTGCGGAAGATGCTGCACGTGAACAAAGAGAGCAAATTAAAGACGAAAGAACTCAACTGCTTATTGAAACCACACAAGATACCAATTTAAGAAAAGAGCAAATGTTAGAAACATTAGCTACCAATAGATCCTTGCTATCGCCAAGTGGTATGACAGAAGGTAGTATGAGCTTCCAGGCTTTCTTAGCTAGTAACAAAGGTAAAGCTAAAAGAGACTTAAATGCTATTGCATTAAACGCAGCTAACACTAGACGAGACTTATCATACAAAGCATCAGATGTAGAAAGAGAGTTATTAGCAAGTAAGATTAAAGCTAGAGGAGAGTTTAACAAAGCGTTACTTAAAGGTGGCGCAACTTTATATACAGAATATGATGGATATAGAAATCCACCACCACCACCACCAAAGGATAAGTAAATGGCATTTGTAAAAGAAAAGAGACAGGTAGGAGTAACAGCAGCAAAGATTGGTGTTACTAGAGGCGGTGGTGCTAAAGCTGTAGCATCTGCTATATCTTCTAGTTCTATAGTAGATGCTGTACAAACTTATAATAATTACTATCAAGATATAAAGATTAAAAAAGAAAAAGCATTAGGTAAACAGTTAGCAGAAAATCTAGATATTATCTATGAAGATTATACAGATGAAAATGGTGTAACAACCAAGATTGCAGCAGGATATAAAAGACCAGAAGATCAATTAAAAACTAACTGGGCGACTACTGAGTTTGATGAAGAAGTAGTCGGTAATTACATAGATGCAACTGCTGAAAATGCAAAAACTATTATTGCTAATATTAAAGCAGATATGAAAGGTAAGATTAATATTAACAATACTACAGGTCAAGTAGCACAAGGGTTTGATGTTGCTATAGAAGAACCATTACAAGCAATTATAGAAAATTTACCAGACGGATTAGAAGATAGTTTTCGTAGCAAAATAAATGCAACTCTTATATCAGCTAAAAATGAATTAACCAATAAACATACTGCTCTTAGAGAAACAGTAGCAAATGCTAAAATGACCAGACAAACAAACGATTTTTTAGAAAGAGCTGTTACTGGTAGTATTATAAATCCAGAACAAACAGCAATAGAATTAGATGAGCTAATAGCAGAAGCAAATATACAATCAGCCAAAGGCAATCCTGCAGGAGCAGATTTATTAAGTAGAGTTCCTGCTATTCAAGCAAGTTTAAAATTAGGAAAATCATTATCACCTTATGTAACTAAAGATATGATGAGTGCATCAGGTTTAGCAGCAACAGCAAAAAATTTAGAGCAAATAAATATAATGTTATTACAAGGTCCTGGAGCAACTGTAACAGTAACTGATTTAGCAACAGGTAAACCTAAAGAAATTAATTTTAAATCACTTGGCATCAAAGAAGATGAGTGGCCTAATTTGCGTGGTGAAATGCAAATACGTTCACAAAAACTTCTTAATATGATTAAAAGTAAATCAACAGCATCAGCTAAATCTGCTGACATTATAAATAAATATAATAGAAGTAGTGCTGAAAATATATCTTATTTTAATGATACTTCATCAAAAAAAGATTTAGCAGAAATACTTGATAATGTAGATGCACCAGGAATGGAAACACTTATAGGGGATTTTGTTGCTAATAATCCAGGCGTAAATTTAACGACACAAAACTTTAATGATCCTAACAGTAGAAAAGAAAAACATTTATTTTATACTTACATTGCATCTAAAACTGGTGTTGTGCCAGAATCAATGAGACAAAAAATAACAGCTACATTATCATCAAGCGGTATAAGAAATAAAGCAAACTTGTTAGCGTTTGTTGGTAGCCCTGAGTTTGCAGTATTTACAGGCGCACCATCTAAAATTACAGGAAAAACTGGTAATACAATACAAGTAGCAGACATATTTAGTAGTACAGGATTAGATGAAGATACAGAAAATGCAGCATTAATGTTAAGAAGATTAACAGGTTTTTATGGTCAAGAAGAAGGCGTTAATATGTTTATGCAACAAATGGAAGAAAAAGCAAATGCAACAGTAAATCGTACTTTAAAAGATGTAGCTATAGAAAAAGGATATAAATCAGCAGAAAAATTAAGTAATAAAATTATAGAAAAAATTGTAGGCTATTATGATAACTGGGGTGAAGATGACATAGTAGGTCATAATTTTATATCACAAGTAAAACAAGATGTTGAAAGAAAGTTAATGTTTGATAAAGAAGCTGATATAGATGATACAGTTAAGCATGCGTTAAATAAAATAGATAGACAAGGTAACTTTGGTTTTAGTAATTTTAGTATACCTTTAGGAACTTTAACAACAGCAGATGATGGTGTTGATTTGTCTGACACAGGCAGAATATATACTCGATTCCCACCTGATGATTTATTAGATGAAAAAGGCATGGAGTATATAGATAATTTGTTAGAGCAAAGACATCCAGATTTAGTAGCTAAATGGGGTAGTGATTTAGTATTAGGTGAAAATGTATTCTTACAAGTTATTGGACAACCAGCTAATGAAGCTCAAGTAGCATATAGAGTTGTATTTGCTGATCGTACAGGCTCATCACAAAATATATTAGTAAATAAAGATTACAATATATTAACCGTATCAAGACAAGATTTAAAAACTTTGGATAGATAATATGTCAGAGATTAAGACAACAGTTGATATAAACCAAGTACTAGGTACAGGTATAGATGCTCTTACTCCTCTTACAAATGAAGCATCTTTTATGGATGAAGTAGAAGCATCATTTGATTTGTCATGGGCTGGTCAAATGTATATGAATATTACTGATGATAAAACATTTTTAGAACAACCTATTGATCACAATTTTAACGCAATAGAGCAAATACAAGGCACACACTATCAAGCATATGAAAGTCATTTTGATGATATACGAAATGAAGAACATTTAAATTATGTAAAAGATAAGATAGATTACAATAATTATCAAAGAAGTATTAGAGATGACGCAGGTATTCTTCCTGAATTAGTTGCAGCATTAGGAGATCCACTAACATATGTACCTATTCCATTTGTAAAAGGAGTAACATTTGCTAGTCGATTTGTAAAAGGTGGTGCAGCAACAGGTGCATTGGTAGCTAGTACTGAACCAATACGTCAGTCGCTAGATCCAACAGCTACATTAGGTGAGTCAGTAAGTTACATTAGCGCAGCATTTTTAATGGGTGGTGGATTTACTGGAGCGTTTGGTAGAAGATTACCAGCTAAACATGCTTCAGCTAAATCTGAACAAGACCTTATGGAAGATTCTTTTGGTGCAGCATGGGATATGGAAAACGATACTTTTACTTCTAAGATGTATGACGAAAATTCTCCTGTTAAATATGAAACAACTGTAAATGAACAGTCGGTAGGATTTAATTTAGAAACTATAAATGTTAGACAAACAGATGAAATAGGTAAAAGAAAGTATGTTCATATTAAGGATGCAAGAGACCGCAGGTCAAGAGTAGACATAGATACTATAGCTATAGATGAAGCTAGAATTAATAAAGATTTTAACAATGGTAAATATAGAATATCAGGTATACCAGGAGTAAAAAATTTACCAGAATTTGCATCACCAGAAGATTTTAAAAAATTCTTAATAGAAAAAGAAACTATAAAATTTATTAAAGGTGCGCCTGATGGTAAAACAGCAGTAGATAAAGAAAATGCTTTAAACCTTGAGGTATTAGAAAATATACGAGCAAAAAGTTTATCAAGAAAAACAGCAGGTGTAGGCAAAAAAACAGATTGGTTCGCAGAAAGAGTAGATAGATTTGTAACCGACTTTGGTGCTTTAACTAACAATAAATTTAAAACATCTGTTATGCGTAATCAAATAGCAGATACAGCAATAGCATTGTTTGGTGATCATGCAACTGTATTAAGAGCTAATAAAGCTGGCGCAGCAACAGAACAATCAGCTATGTTAAAAGCAACATTAGAACATTTTCAAACTGTAAGTGCATTTGATAAAGCATTACATGAAGCCTGGAAGTTTCATAGATTAGGTAAACATGAAGCTAATGATAAAGTGTTAGGTTATGATTTTGGTGCAACAGGATTAAAAGCTAAAGACAAACTTAAAGGTGCTTTAAATAAAGCTGGTGCTAACTTTGACAAACAAATGACATTCCAGGAGTTTAATGAAATAGTTGGTAAAGCAGTTAGAGATCCAGAGTTTAAAGCAAAACAATCAGATGCAATAAAAGAATTTGTAGATGTGGTTGATGCTGCTAAAGCAGAAATAGGTAAACAAGCTAAAGATTTAGGTATGTTTCAATCACAAGATAGTATTACAAAAATAAAATTAAAGTTTGCTCAGTCTGTTAAACGAGGCGAAACACAATTAGCAGAATATAAAAAAACTAATCCAGGTGATAAAGCAAGAATTAAATTATTACAAGCACATAT